AAAATGGCAGGATCAGATCTAACCCCGGTCATTATTAGCGATGAAGTAGCTCTAGATGCAGATGGTATTTCAACAGCGACTTCTGTTGGCAACAACGCAGCTCTAGTAATTGGCGGTGCTTTAGCTGATGGTGGAAGCGTCACAAATGCCTCTGGAAGGCAAGTAACAATTTTATCAGCAGGAAATGACTCTTCAAAATCATTTACTGTGGTTGGCACCGATGTAAATGGTGATACCTTGACTGAGTCTGTCACGGGAGCTAACGCTGGAACAGCAACAAGCTCTGGTTATTTTAAAACAATTGCAAGCATAACGGCTGTAGGTAATCCAGCAGGAAACGTATCCGCGGGCATTAACAATAATGCTTTAGGCGTAATTTTTGCAGGTAGATGCCGGTTAAAAGGTTTTTCTTTTGTTTCTGGCGGCACCGCCGGAAAAGCTAATATTAGAAATACAGGTGGTACGGGTACTGAATTAATACAGTTTCGATCAATTGGAACAGACAGCACTTCGGAAGATCCTTTTATTCCGGACGAAGGGGTCTTGTTTACAGCGGGTTGTTATGTAACATTTATTGTAGCAACCATGGACTTAATGATGTTTTATCACGCATAGGAGTAAACTATGGCGACTGCTCAAGATGTAACGCGAACTCCTTCGGGAAGAATAAAATATCGTGGAGAATCTTTTGCTGGATTTAACAAACCAAAAAGAACGCCAAATGCTAACAAGAAGAGTGCCGTTCTTGCCAAGAAAGGTAAAGACATTAAATTGGTTCGTTTTGGCGATCCAAATATGTCAATTAAAAAAGATCAACCCGCGCGAAGGAAGAGCTTTCGGGCTCGGCATAAGTGCGATACCGCAAAAGACAAGTTCTCGGCTCGATATTGGTCGTGTAAAGCATGGTGATGGTATGAAAGCTTTAGATGTGTTAAAAGAATTAGAAAAGCACGAAGCAGAGTGTTTGTTAAGATATAAAAATATTGAAGAGAAACTTAACGATCAAAAAAGCACTCTAAAATTGTTAGACGTTAAAGTATGGGGCGTTGCTGTTTTAGTTTTAGTAACTCCCTTTGCAGCTAAATTATTGGGGTAAGCATGGCAGTATCTGGATCAAAGAACTTTGAATTAGACGTAGCGGATTACGTTGAAGAAGCTTTTGAACGTTGTGGTTTAGAAGTTAGAACGGGGTACGATCTAAAAACAGCCAAAAGATCTCTTAATTTAATGTTAGCTGAATGGGCTAACCGTGGATTAAATCAATGGACTATTACAGAAACGTCTATTGTTACGGCTACTGGCGTGACAGAGTACCCCGCCGGCCCCCTTATTATGGTGGTAGCTTCTGACGCAGGTTTTGAAGTTTCAGAGACATTAACCGGTGGAACTAGTGGCGCTACGGCTAAAATTACAAACATACCCTCTTCGTCTGTTAGCGATTTAGAAGCAAACACCTTGTCAATAACAATTCCTGTAGGAACGTTTGTTTCTGGAGAGACACTGACAGGAGGCACTAGTGGAACATCTAGCACCTTATCGGCTGCCATTGATTTTTCTAATGCAGCGAGTACAATTGACGTATTGTCCGCGGTAATAACAAAAGATTCTACAGATTTAAGTATAGATCGCGTTAGTCGAGAAGCTTTTATTAACATTCCAAATAAAACTAATTCAGGAAGAATTACGCAGTATTTTTTAGACAGACAATTAACGCCTGTTTTAAAAGTTTGGCCAGCACCTAACAATGATACAGACATTATTAAATTTAACAGGCTCACTAGAATGGATGATGCCGACATCTACACTAATTCCTTAGATTTACCGTTTAGGTTTTACCCGTGTTTGGCCGCAGGTTTAGCATACTATATTGCCATGAAAAGGGCTCCAAACAGACTGCAAATGTTGAAATCAGTGTACGAAGAAGAGTTTGACAGAGCTGCTACAGAAGACAGAGACAGAGCTTCTTTTACAGTTGTACCCGCCGTTAATTATCTTAGGGGATCTTAATGGCTAAATTTGCAAGCGGAAAAAATGCTTACGCAATATCAGACCGATCCGGGTTTAGATACAAATACAGAGACATGCGGAAAGAATGGAACGGTTTATTTGTTGGAAAAGACGAATTTGAAACAAAACAACCCCAATTGGGTCCTTTTAGAACAGTGGTAGACCCTCAATCTCTTCAAAATGCTCGGCCTCCTCAAGATGTGGCGCAAGAAAGAGCAATTAATTGGGGATGGTTGCCCGTAGGTCAGGCATATAATTTTGGTTTAACGCCTAATCCCCTAGCTTCTACGGGATCCGTAGGCAGTGTAACGGTGGTAATAACATGAGCTATACATATTCTACTTTAAAATCAGCTATTCAAAACTATACAGATAGTACAGAAACTACTTTTGTTGCAAACTTAGATAATTTTATTCAAGCGGCGGAACAAAGAATATTAAACTCAATAGATTTGCAATATTTTCGTAAAAATGTAACAGGGACCGTTACAGCAAATAATCAATTTTTAGCCGTTCCCACCGATTATTTGGCTTCGTTTAGTTTATCTGTTATTAGTTCTTCTAACAAAGAATTTTTGTTAGAAAAAGACGTTAATTTTGTTCAATCAATTAACCCTAATTCAGCTACTACGGGTACTCCTAAATACTATGCATTTTTTGATATAAACAGCTTTATTTTAGCGCCCACACCTAGCGCCGATGCGGTTGCAGAACTTCATTATTTTTACAGACCAAATAGCTTAACTGCCGGTGGAGATTCAGGAACTACTTGGTTAAGCACTAATGCTCCAAATGCTATGCTATATGGCAGTTTAGTAGAAGCATATATCTATTTAAAAGGTGAACCCGATTTAATGAAACTTTATACAGATCGTTTTATGGAGTCTCTTGTACGATTAAAAGATTATGGAGAAGCAAGAGAAAATTCCGACGCTTACAGGCAAGGACTACCGACTAGGGAGAGGTCTTAATGAAGATAGCTATTGTTGGTCTTGGTGGTAGTTTTTCAGATTACATATCTGCTCGCATTAGGTCTGAAACATATGACGAAACATGGGGTATAAACTGTATTGGCGGGGTAATAGAGGTAGATAAAACTATTATGATGGACCCTGTTTCAAGGTTTTTAGACTCAGAAGATGCGGGTTCTCAAACAGGGTTGGCAAAAGAATTTTTGTTAAAGAATACTAAGCCTATTATTACTTGTGAACTAGATGACCGTGTTAAACACTTAGAAGAGTACCCTTTAGAAGAAGTAATAAAAGAATTAAACCTTTGTTATTTTAACAATACGGTTGCTTACGCAATTGCCTATGCAATATGGTACAAAGCTACCGAGATATGTTTGTATGGCATCGATTATAACTACAAAAACGTCAGTATTGCGGAATCTGGACGTGCTTGTTGCGAATTTTGGTGCGCAATTGCCGTATCAAGAGGTATAAAGATAGAAGTAGCTCATACTTCGGGCTTACTAGACACTAATGTACCTAATAATGAAAAATTATACGGTTATCATCGGTTAAAAGACCCTCTTGTTCAATCTTTTAGTGATAAAGGGCTTTTAATTACAAGACAATCTGAGTGTCTTCCGCCGGAACCAATGGATGTAGACCCTGTTTTAATAGGTCGGCATGATTTACATAAATTAAATGGGAAAGCACAAAATGTTTAATGAAGCGTTAGGCGCAACCGCGGGCACTGTCGGAGTAATGACTTCCAGTAACGGAGGCTATTCAAATGAACAAATTGCAGAGATGGCCACAAATAAAATTGTAGACGTTTCTGATACTGCTCCCGAACCTATTAGACAACAAGCGCATATTTTTGCAGATAATGTTCGCAATGTTTTGCATTATTATATAGAGTTGGCTAAAAAAGAAGAACGTGCTACTATATGTCATCAGTTACGTGAGGCGGGTCACAAAGACTTAGCAGAAACTATAAGGAGAATGTAATGGCTATAACACAAGCAATGTGTACCTCGTTTAAAAAAGAACTTTTGACAGCTACGCATAATTTTGCAACAAATGGAAACGCTTTTAAACTGGCGCTTTACACAAGTTCAGCAACCATGGGTGCAACAACTACTGCGTATTCTACTGCTCAAGAAATTAGTAATACAGGTAGTTATGCAGCAGGGGGCGGAACTTTAACTAAAGTTGCTCCAGCTTCTAGTGGAACAACAGGGTTTACAGATTTTGCAGACCTTAGTTTTACCACAGCGACTATAACAGCGCGTGGTGCCTTGATATATAACGACACGAACGGTGACAAAGCTGTTTGCGCATTAGATTTTGGAGCCGATAAATCTTCTTCTTCTGGAACTTTTACAATTCAATTTCCCGCCGCAGACGCAAGTAATGCTATTATTAGAATAGCTTAATGGAGTAATTTATGCCGACGCAAACAGGTTGGGGACGCGGTACATGGGGGCAAGGAGCTTGGAGCGCTGTTCTTCCCGTTACAGTAACGGGCGTCGCAGCAACAGGTTCGGTAGGTAATGAATCCGTCGTTGCAAGCGCATTAGTCACTCCGACTGGTGTTGCAGCAACAGGCGCAATTGGAACTGTTCTTGCCGCGGGTGGAGCAGTTGTCACAGAAACAGGTCTAACGGGAACTATTGGTTTTGGCGACGAACAAGTTGTTGGAACCGCAGTAGTAAGCCCGACTGGTGTTGCAGCAACAGGTGCGATTGGCACTGAATCCGTCGTGGGCACAGTAGTAGTAAGCCCGACTGGCGTTTCTGCAACTGGAACAACTGGCAATGTTAGCATCCAAGAAGGCGTTAATGTTTACCCAACAGGCGTTACAGCAACTGGACAAATTGGTAAAACAAACGTGTGGGGATTAATTATTCCTTCACAAACACCTCGTTGGAGTGATATAACGGTTTCACAAACACCCGCATGGACGGATATAGCAGCATAAGGAATTAAAAATGGCAAGTACCTATGTAAATAACCTCAGACTAAACGAGATGGCTACTGGCGATGCGTCTGGTACTTGGGGTACAACAACAAACACAAATTTAGAAATAATAGGCCAAGCAGTTGCTTGGGGAACACGGGCAGTTGCAAATGCCTCGACAGATAATATTACAATTGCGGACGGTGCGTTAGACGCGGACAGGTGCCTTGGGTTAAAACTCACAGGCGGTGGTCAGGCGTGTACGATAACACTTCTGCCAAACACAAGTTCCAAAACTTGGTTTATGTATAACGCAACGGCTGCGGCTTTAACTTTTACCTGCGGTAGTGGAGCAAATGTTGTCATTCCAGCGGGACAGACCAAGGTTATTGCAACGGATGGTCTAGGTTCGGGTGGCGTGGTCCACGATTTACTTACAGCGGTTAACTTAGCTGGAGCCACAGTGGTTGATGATTTAACGGTTAGCGATGATCTAACTGTTACGGACGATATGACCGTTGGCGGAACGCTGGGTGTGACAGGAGTATTAACA